TGGAACATTAAGGACTCAAAAATGCCCTATAAACAAGGGTGGGAAACTTTAGTAAATTATATTCGAGAACAAAGAACTTATCGGATGGCTCATGGACAGTGTCTACAGCTAGTTATAACTTATATGCATATATTATTAGCTCTTCGTTTACTCTATCTATTGTTAAAGGACAAGATGGCAACGGGCTTATTAAAATCAATAGGGCCTAATATTATAATCGAGTCCATTTAAACTATGATTAAAATTCTCTCCACTCTCCCCATGAATTACCACCATTAGAAGACATACGGGTAAACCGTTTATTGTCATATATGGACATTGCTATTTGCGTGTGATATTCACCTTGACTGAAATATAATAAATTCCCATAAGTGAATAAATCGAAGTTAATAGTTCCTAGAGATATATTAATCATATATACCCTATTATTCAAACAATTATCCGGATTTATGACAATACCACCATCCCTGAACCAAGTATTGTTAATCCCAATAAGTTCCGCCAGAACTGACGCAACCTGCTCTTTTGTCATTACTCCGACGGCATTTCCGGCGGCATTCACGGCCACAAAACTGGAGATGTCTTCCAAAGCTGGGAGAGCCAGTGTAGACTTCTTCAAAAGTTCCGTTTTCGACACCTTATGCGGCACGCCGTTTGTATCGTACACCTGTACCGTTTCACCATCTTCTTCCGTTGTCTGATTCTTCATACTTTCTGTATGTTTCAATAGATTGTCAGTTTCTTCACCTGTAAAGCTTAATACAAAATCTTCTTCTGCTGCCATAATTGTTTTTAATTTATAGTTATTAATGATATTACCAACATTGTATATTATAATTATCTCATTGCATCATTAAGCCCAGCAAGAAACCATGGAAGAAGCGACGCTGCATGATGTCTTACCCTGTTAACTTCATCATCTGAAAATTCGGTATCGTCATCGCTGGAAAAAATTTTCTCAGCCAATTTTAAATCAGCAATACCAACTCCTGTCACATTGAAAATGTTATCTGCAAACATTTCTCTGACATCAATCTCCACGAAATCGGATTTATCTATCTTCGTGTACTTCTTAAATTTCTTAAAATCTATTTTCATGATTAATCGACTAAAATTCCATTTTCAAAAACCAGTTTATACGTTGAAGGTATCGAACCATTCTGTATAGTCCATGATATTGTTCTCGTTACTCCTTTTTTGTATGTATATGATCCATCGGCTTGCAATGACCATCCGGTACCGAACTCATTAGACAATATCGTATTGGTATAAAGATTTCCGTTTACATGTACTCCTCCGTCAAAATATCCGGCATAAGTATTAGAACTATGTGGCTTGCTAGTACCGTTCCTTGAAGCATAGATACATGCTCCACCGTCATTGCTTCCAATTACTTTAACCCCAAATTTCCCGTCAGTCGCACCATTGAAATTTATGTCAATCATACCACTGTTATCATCCGTAGGAACACCAATCCGTATACTCCTGCTATCATTGCCGAAAAAATCCCTTCCCTTCCAATTCAAGGAACCGTTGTCTATAGTGAAACCTCCAATCTTAGCACCATCGGCAGATATTGTTCCGGAAAAAGTACCTTTAGCGGCTTTCAGTTCACCCGAAAATGTACCGTCTGCACCATCCAGATGTTTCACTTTTAACGAGTTTACATCTATGCACTCTGTAAGAAGAAATGGTTTCCCATTTTTAACCGTAAACACGGCTATTCCTTTCCCTTCAGAACTTTTAATTTTAAACTTATCTGAAGAAATAACAATCTCATTTTTTTCGATGTCAATACCCGTAGCACCAAGTTTAATTGAGATATTTTTCTCTGCTACATCTACAACGCTTTCACCATTTGACAACAATATTCTTGCTGCACGTACCTCTATTTCTCCAGAAGCAAGTCTGATATAATTTGTCTTGTCCCTATTACCGATATATGTCTTTCCATAAACATTAAAGTATCCTTCTTTAGTTAGACGATCATATCCGATTGAAACTATATCTTTCCCGGAGAGGGAGTAAGAACTTATCCCCTGATAGAAGGTAAGAGAAGGCGCACCGTCTCCGTATGCAGACAACACGATTGCAGCCTGATAGTCCGGGTCGGCTATGTCTCCAAGTTGTACCATTACGTCACCCACTTTGGGTATGTCGCTGCCTTCGTCACAATGATTCACGGATACCTCTATCCAGTTATCACCAACATTTTCCACCAGACGCCACCAATAGTGATTGGATACGCCGTCATACGCGCCTTCCTTAATATTAAAGGACTGTGAGCGTACTAAATTCCCTGGCTTAAAACGATTTTCTATGGCTTTCTCACCATCATCTGCAAGGAAGTAACAGCGATAAACAGAACCATAAGTTCCAGGAGATGAGTAACCTCTTTTCCCGTCTGAGAACTTGACTCCTTTACCATCCTTGAAACGAATTCCCTTTTTTTCTATAAACTCGACCTTAGTAATCGTTGCTCTGGCCCCGCTGGCGTTGAACATGAAGGAAGCTCCGGCCAGCTCGGTCTCCATTATTGAAAGTAACTGGAAGATAGCTTTCTTGCGCACGTACAGTTTGTCAATCCATCCGACAGACTCGCCGCCCTTTTCTGAAGAGAATGACATACCAGCACCCATCATACCAGTCACGAAGTCAATTGATTCCAGGAAAGGAGATATGATACCGCCAAGAAGCTTAATGAGATAGTTTGTCTGGTCTTCCTTGTCCTTTCTCAATAATGTTGCAAGTGACCGTTTTGCCGAAAATACGTTACTGTCCGATGGGGCAGTAGAATCATTGGTCTTAATCACATATATGCTACTTCCTCCGCCTCCAACATAAGTATGCCCTTTATACGTAATCGACTCCAGTTTCTCTTCCACATCATTAAGGCGAGAGTAGGGCATACTTTCCCCAATAGTATATACCGGAGAATCCCATGGAATGTCAAGGTTAAACTCCCATCCGAGAACACGGCTTTCACGGCCATTCTCAAAAAAGGCTTTATTGACCAGGTTTATCTTTTGCCCGAACTCGAAAAAGCGTTTCAGCTTGTCTTCATTAACCCATTCTGACCGGAGGGTAGTGTAGTATGTACCATCGTCCTTTTTTCGCTGGTCTGCTATCTTCTGTGCCTTCTCTTTCAGTTCCTGCTCCGCGTCCGGAATCATTTGTACAGAAACAAACTTTGGATCAAAACCGGAAAGGATATACTTGTCATCATTTTCAGGATATATGGTATCATCCGGCAATGGACGTCCGTAGTCTTCGCTGCGGACAATTTCCCAAAGCTGGCTTCCGTTGTTGTCCGGGTCAAAAATAACACCGAACTCCAATCCATTCATTTTGCCGGACTGAAAGATAATTGTCAGCTCTTGTCCCGGAAGTCTGTAGTCCTTGGAGAAATTCAGGCCAGTATCACGATAGCGATAGTAAGTCACGGTTTCCTGACCTCCGTCTTCATTTGTAACGGTTTCCGTCCTCGTAGATACACTTGACATCGTATTTTCAAGTCGGGGATATACCTCGTCAAATACCACGATGTCTTCAATTGCTTCTTCCTGGCTCATGTCAGGATACACATCTATGTATGGCGTACCAGCGGGAAGCATAAGTCGTCTTTGCACAACTCCGTTTACTACCGTCTGCTCTTCAATGGGACGGTAGTTCTCAGGTATGTTTCTTGTAGATCCGAATGCATAAATGCGGGTGGCATAAGTGCCTTTGCTCTCACTGCGAGTCATGGCAGACGCTTCAACCCCTAACTCGATTTTGACGGCATCACCGAATTCGTTTCGCCCAAAATGAATTACGTTGTCCGTTATCCAGCAATCACAGTTCCACTTATCCTCACCCGCCATTGAGAATAAGGCATCCAGCAGGTTCATATTGTCATACGTCATTGCAACTGCCTTATTCTCTACTGTTGAATCTATTTCAAATACGAATTCTTTTCCCTTATAGGTATATCCCAAAGCTTTCAGGTTACGTAAGAACACACCAAGCTGTACATCAAGGGCTGCGGTGAGAGACCATGACGCTTCATATCCAGCATGTTCAGGAGTGTATTTGAAAATTTTGTTTTTCCACTTCCAGTAGTAAGCATCCAGTTTCAGCTCATAATCATATCCAGCGGTAGAAGCATTGAAAGAAGGTTTCTGCAAGTCAGTTACCTCATATACTTTTGAAAGTAATCCGCCCAGAGAATCATCCAGAACCCCAGAAAGGTCTACATAGTCACCAAGTTTAAAATATATAGGTTCAGGCACGGAAAAGGGGAGAACGATGTAGTCCTCTTTCATCAGTGTAAACTTTCCCTTCGCCCCTTTGTTGATAGGGGTAGAGAACCTTGTTTTTCCGGATATGTCCTTAATTTCAATCATATCCCCAAAGTTCATAAATAACAAATGGAAGCCCTAAAAATCCGGACTTCCATTTGAAACAATAAAGGAAATGTTTGTTATTCGCTTCTGTCCATGGGATTCGGTTCGCAAAACTTACTTGAAACCTTACCGAAACACCTGTCAATACTTAACCCGTAAGAGATGCTTTTCCCCAGGTAAACCAGCTTGAAGACTTCGCTCCCAAGAGCGGGGATTTTGATGTTTACGGCTCCCTTCTCCAGTTCTGACTGAAAGGCTTTCTTCTTTGTCCGATAGTCACCTTCTGAGTCTCCTTCTATGGTGAACTGGAGAGTGATTTCACGCGATGCTACTTTTGCATTGTCGGTTATTATTCGCTTCCCGTGCTCCAGACGGCTCTCATCTTCGATGTAGTCTTTCATCTGGTTGAATCCGTCGATAGCATCGAGAAAACTGTCACCCATGCGGACACCCCATGTGCTCCAGGCATCCTTCCCGTTAATAAATAAATCTCCTGTCATAGTCTTGCTGTATTACGTTTCACTTCGGCAATGTCGGCCTGCATCTGTTTGATAGGTTTGACAATTTCGCCTGTGTTCTCTCTGATTTGCTGTAACTCCAAATAGGAATTGGCCAGGATAGTACGTGTCTCGTCGGCAATGTTGTACAGACCGGTCACTTGTGATGTCAGGGAGCCGATGGAACCTCGCAGTTCGGTAATAGCTACCGTTTGCTGCTGTTCTGCCGTCTCAATACGAAGATTGGACTCATACACGGCTGTAAACCGCCCACTCAGTTCCCCGGCATCCTCGTGCGTCATTTCTGTACCGAATCCGCGGCTGGAGGCCGACTGCTTGGAACTGCTGCCAGCCTTGTCGTATCCGGTAGCTGCGGCAAGTTCATCCCGTAGTTTCAATGCTTCATTCACGTACCCCATATATTCGTTTTGGAGTGAATTACGTTCACTCTCACTCAGGTTTCCGTCCTTCATACTTTCACCGAATCTGTTCCACCAGTCTTCCAGCTTCTGGCTGTACATGTTACCGATTTTATCTGAAAGCATGGCACGCATAAAGTATTCTGATAGGTTATCCGCAAAATCTTCCGCCGAGGCATCCATATCCATAAGGGTATCGATGAAACTATCATACATGGAATCAAAACTTATTCCGGTAAGCTGTTCGAAAAGTCCCTCTTTCAGTCCTTCGAGGTTTCCGGCCAGATCTGCATATTCATCTAGTGCATCAACGACAGCATTTCCATAGCCTCCTTTTCCTGAATCGGCCATTTTCTGCCACAAGTCTACATTCTGACGTAATAAGTCCATCTGCTCCGGCGACATCTGCCACAAGGAATCTGTACCTGTGAATTCTGCCATGACATTTTCTCGAATCCATTGTATGTCACTTTCCGACCAGCCCATGTAATAGGCCCAGCTATGATGTTTACTGTGATAGCCAGCATTGGCCTGCGCTTTTGAAAGGACATTCTTGTTGTATTCCTCCTGATACTTGATGGCTTTATTGTACTCTGCTACGGATTTCTCGCTTCCCTTGCTGGACTTCATTTCTTCTGTAAGGGATTCGATGGCAGACTGCAACTTTTCGTTTCTGTCCGTGAGTCTGTTGATGGTATCCTGCACCTCTTTTTCGTTTCCTCCAATACCGAAGAGTTTGCTGAATCCGCCGAAAGTCAGGGTATCCCATATTCCACCTACAGACTTAAAGACACTACTGAATATGTTACCTACGAAACCATCCAACCCCTGTGTCCCGATGGCATCTAAAAGAGAAAATGCAGCTCCAATTATACCTCCAAGTTTCTCGCTCTCTTCTGCAAATATGTCTACTATATTTCCGGCCAAATCACCGACCTGAGAGAGTGAAATTTCAGAATTTGAACCAAGCTGGGTAATGACGTTCGACAATGTGACAAGGTTGCTTGTCGTTTTATCTGTCGACTTTTGTACATTGACCTGAGCGTTCTGCTGTCTTTTCTGGGCATCATTCAGTTTCTTCGTGGCAGCTTCCTTCTGTTCATCTGTTCCGCTTCTCATGGCTTCGTTGTATTCCTCCTGAGCTTGTGACAGCTCTTCCTGTGCCTTGGCCAATTCGCTTAACTGTTCGGGTAGGTCGGCCAGCAATCCTCCTTTATCGATAAGAGTTGACTGGATGTTGCTCAACGCCTCGTCAACGACCTTCTTCTGGTCAACGGCCATGTTCTTGTATTCATCTGAGTTCTTGAACTCCCTAAGCTGCTGCTTTACCTTGTTCAAGGATTCTTTGGATACCTTGTCCAAGTCACCGAAGATAAGTTCCCAGTTGATTCCCTGTTTCAGCTTCTCAAGATCAAGAGAGGAGAGGGCTTTATCCATTTCTTTCTGGAGTATGTCCTTGTCTCCCTGAGTAGCAGCCTCCGAGATTTTACGGGTGTACTCAGCTATGATTGCATCACGTTTCTGCATAAATGTACCGTAGCTTTTCAGGTAACGTTCGTTAGCCTCGATTGCAGCCTGATATTCGGCTTTCGTAATTTCGGCCAGCCCTTTTTCACGTGACTGCATGGCATTAGACGCACGACTTCCTAATACTTCCCGCTGTTCAGACGTAAGCTTTCCTCCTTGCGCATCTTCCCATTTTTTGCGCTGTTTCCTAATTTCATCGATTTCTCGCTGGTAATCCAGCTCAATCTGTCTGCGCTTCTTTTCAGAACCTTCTTCCATCAGGTTGATTTCTTCCTGCTGATTGGTCCTGCGAAGCTGAAGGAGTTCTTCTGCAACCTGTTGCTGCTCTTTCTTTTGTCGCTCGACATCTTTGTTGATAATTGTTCTGTAATCAAAAATTCCTCCTTTTTTTATTTCATTTAAATACGTGTTTTGTGCTTCTTCTGCATTTTTTAACGCATTACTTTTCTCATTCTCCGCTTGTGCTAATGCAGCATTATACGCAAGCTCTGCAGGATCACTTCCATATTGATTCTTTTTACCTCCACCAAAGAATTGATAGACTTTTCCACCAGCTCCCCAAGTTGGTCTATATGATTCAATTCCATTAGCTTTTATATCTCTAATTTTTTGTTCTGCTTCTATTGCTTTTTGTATGTAAGACTGTGCTTTGGCTTGAGCAAATAAAGAATTAATATAAGCGTCTCCTTTATTAATCAAAACATCATACCATTGCGCCAAATTGTTATAAGCGCCAAATATTGAGCCATATTTTGAATTTAATTCATCTATTTTTTGTTTCTCCTGTTCTTTTGTGCCATTGAATTTTTCTATTGAAGAAATAATTCCATTAAGCTCCATTCTCGTTTTGATTTGAGTCGCATAAGCATATTTCTCTATCTCATTCAACTCTATCATCGTTTTTTTCATTTTTTCCGCGGCTGACTCTCCAACCATAATCCTCTTAGCCCATTCCCAAACCTTATCTCCGTGAACCGTAAGTAAAGTAATACCTACCATTAGTGCAGATTGCCAGCTAAATAATGATGACACAACTTGTTTCCAAACAGGAACACCTTTCTGTCCGGAGACTTTTAATTCTTCATTGGCTGCTTTTGCACGCTTAATTTCATCTGTCAGAATAGGCAGGTTATTTGAAATAGCCAAGAAAAACATATTTAATCCCATCGCAGCGGATGGCAATTCTCTCACAATCTGCTGGACGGACATATTCAAGCCGTTATATCCTTTAGCGTAATTCCCAACATTCCTTTGGTGATTCCCTATTGTAGCATCTAGTTCCTTAATTTTCGCATCTGCCTGCTGAATAGATGCAAGCAATTCCTTTCCAAATGGTGAATTACGTTCTTCCTCTGTCAATTCACGATAAGCTATTCTCATACGTGATAACGACTGAGAAAGCCCGTTCATTGAAGTTGTTGCGGAATTATCTAATTTGACATTATTCATTAATGTCTGCCGTACATCAGACAAAGCCGCTTTGTGTGTCAGTAATGAGTTGTTGAGTTGTTCTAATCGTTTTTGCTGTGTGTTTGTAAGAGTCGAATTACCTGTCTGAAATTTGGTGAGTTTCTTTATTTCCTCGTTAATCAAACGGATAGCATTCTGTTCATCTATCATCCGCTTAATGTTTTGGGAACGTGTTCCCATTACGGAATCTATTTCTTTCGCCAATTCATCATAAGCCTTGGCCTGTGCCTGTACATTTGCTGTGCCTACATTATTTAATGAAACGTCAGCATTTCCATTATCAGGCTTTGTATTCATTCCAGCTGCCTTTGACAGTTGTTCTTGCGCCTTGATTATCTTTTCTGAGGCATCATTGATGCGTTTGGTTGAACTCATAATTTTTCCTTCCGCTTCACTAACCTTCTTAACCAAAACATCATATTTTTTCATCAACGACTGTAGTTGGGCTTCCATTCCTTTTGCAATATCAATTTTCACATTGACATCTATGCCCTTCAATGCCTTTTTTACATTCTCGATTTCCGCTTTCAGTTGTCTTAACTTCTGAATATCAGTACTTACATCTGAAAATATACCTGCCATATCATTTTATATTAAGTTTCTTATTAATATTTCGTTCCGCAAATAATACCCCATTTGTTAGTATCACTTCAAACCCTTTGCTTTCCACATAGCTCGCATATTCCATTCCGTTGGCCAAATAAAGTCCATCTTTGGGCTTTTCAGAATAGATAAGCAAATTCTCCGTTTTCTTCACTGCATCAGGATGAGATCCGTCTGTTTCCACCCAAATATCTACTATTTTACCATTGCGGACAATGCACCCACCGTTTGCATTGGCAAGGTTTCCAGTCCTGTTTTGAAATGTTTTTTGATTCTTTGCGTTCCGTGTCGCATCCCTGCCAACTTCTGAAAGAACAGAGAAATACGTATCGTCAATCCGTTCCTGAAGTTCGTCCAATCCTGAAACATCACCCTTAAATCTCATATATAAAAATCTGAATATTAATGGTTTGAAATTACTATTCATTTCATTAATATTCAGATTTTAGAGGAATGAATACCGAACAAATAAACTATTGTTGCGTATTTGTGTTTTTTCGATGTCTTATTCTATCATTAGCGTATTCTTTTCGCTTATAAATATGGCTATTATCACCTGTTTCTAATACAGTTTTTATCGCTTCTTCAACCCATTCTTTACCAAATTCTTTATATCTATTTCGCAAAGTATATTGAGGTAGATTTAACCGTTGTGACCAATCATGTATAGTTAAAGATTTATCGCCAACTGTTATAAAGTCAGATTTATATTTCTGCCTTACATTTTCACTTAAAGTTACCCATCTGCAATTATCAGGTTCATAATTGCCATCTGGGTTAATTCTGTCTATTGTAAGATTGTCTTTATAACCGTTCGCTATCCCCCAATCGTAAAACTTTTGAAAATCGTTTAGCCATTCATCGCATACGCTAACGCCTTTTTTTCCATAATTTTTATACGCTTTTCTTGTAGGATTATAACAACGTTCTTTCATTTTAGACCATATATTATACAGTCTTGTGTGTGTTTTACCGTGTTTTATATTAGTTTCTTTTGTCCTTTCCACATTTAAGCAGCCACAACTTTTTGTTATGCCACTATGTAAATTGCATTCTCTGGCGACTATCATCTTACCGCAATCGCATTTACATTTCCATAATGCAACTCGATTACTTGCAAATCCAACGTGTTTTAAAACTACCAATCTGCCAAACCTTTGACCTGTAATATCTTTTATATCAAATTTTGAACACCCACAACTCTTTGTTATCCCATTTCTCAAATTACTTGAACGAACAACACAAGTTTTTCCGCAATCGCACTGGCAAAGCCACTTGAAATGCTTGTCTTTGTCATTAGTTTTTTGTTCTACCTGTTTTAAAACGACAAGTCTGCCAAATCGCAAACCTGCCGTTATTTTAAATGCTTCCCTCATAATCAAGCTGCATCTTTACCCAAAAACTTATTCACGAAATAAACTTGACCTTTGCCTGTTACTTTTGTAGTTGTAGAAACAAGTATCGAACCATCAGGCTTGTTTATTGTCGTCTGCTTCAGTTCAAATAACCCTAAATCCATAGCCTTTTGTGTGGGCTGGTTGTAATATTGACCTTTTGAGCATAAGTAGCCATTTTCACGCATCCAAGCGAACAAACGGTTCTGACCTATATTCACGCCATTCTGCTGCAATATCTTTGCAAGCTCGGCCACCAAACATGAACGTTGAGAAGTTGAAACAGCATCAGCAAACAAGACTTTAGGCGCATTGTTTTTTATAGTCTGTTCTGCAAACTCAACTTTTTGTTCTGCTTCAATTCGTTTCTGCTTTTCTTCTTTCAGGTTGGTTGCAAGTTGGATTAAGAAATCGGGTGAGGTCAAAGCCTTTTCAAGCGTTTCTTGTGTCATGTATGCACCATGTTTGCGGATTGACGGCAGAACTTCATCACAAACCCAATCTTGAAATTTTTCTGCATTGGGCAGCTTTGATTTCATAGTTAACCTATAAACTTCGCTCTCCTTACCATATTTTATAGGTTGTACACCACTCTGGGTAGGGGTTTCCAAAACAGTAACCCCCTTACAATGGTCTATAACTGCTTTTGCAGGGTTTGAATAACCAAGTGCTTTTGCTACATCTGCCAAGCAAAACAACGGTTCTTCATTCTCATTCATAGCAATTCTTACTTTTCCGAACTGCTCATTTTGGAAAATCTGGATTTTATTCATATTTTTGTCACAGTTTAAATTTGACATTATCCCCATTGGCGGCTCAGTCACTTTCGCCTTTGGGGATTTTATTTTGACTGAATTTGTGGCAAGCTGGGATTTGAACCCATGCACACCTAAATGTCTTGCCTTGACCTGTCACGCCTGACATATAAAAAGGCAAATCTTAAAAGAGGTCTAATGTGGCTGTTTACCCCTTGAAAGAAATGCCTTAAATATCTTTGCAACGCAACAGCCACGAAGCGCATTTTGTTCTAAGGCGAAGTTACCAACCGCCAAATATTTGTCCTAAAAATTACCGTGTTCAGAACAAACATTTGGCCGATTGTTTCAAAATAATCGTGTGCAGGTAAATTATCGGTGGTGGTCTGATAACCATTATATCCATTTTTACTGTTTCAATAACTCATTAATAAGACTTTGAAGTTCTTTTAGTTCTTCTTCTGTTAATCCATATACATTACCTAGTACAGATGGATTTTCGATTCTCAAAGCATACTTGACATTATCCAGTTGCTTTTCTTTAGGCAATACTACTAGTTTAAATCTCTTACTCATAATAAGACTTTTAAGTTAATGTATTATTAAATTCTCGCTATTGACAATAAGGTGGCGGTCTTATTCTAAAAATCATAATCGTGTGTGAGAGTTTAACTCAGAATCTTTCTATACATTTCTATCTTTCTCAAAAGTTCTTCTGTGGATTCATTGGTTAGACCAGAATATATAAATTGTTTACATGCCCTGTAGGTCATAATAAATACATCCATCTCAATAAGTGTATAATGTTCGAAATTAGGCTTTATTCTCGGGTATAAAAACCTTCTACAGTCAGTCATGTAAGGTTTGTTCATATTCTCTGTGAATCCAAATGGATAATACTTTTCTTTATATTTCAGTAGTATCTCTTTAGCACTTTGACTATTCAATCCACTTCTAATCATAGATGTTGCAATATCTACTAACTTGCAAAATGCTGATTCTTCAAATCTTAGATAAGGCTGTGTCATTGAAGCTATTTGGCAAAATTGGTTGTATTCTTTTGCGCTTATAGCCTGAACATTTTTGCCATACGCATCTGTTACTATATTCATAATCAAGCTATTTTTATAAGGTTACACTTCTTAAAGCAACGCCATTCTTCTTTCTCACAATCAAAATATACCTGGCAGTTATCTGCCGTCTTCTTCGTACCTTTGATTTCAGGTATTCTACTACTCACTAAAGTACCGAAAGCCTGACGCAGTGTACCGTCTGTTTTCTTGAAATAGAACTCAACCACTTTCTTATGAAGCAATGCACGAAGTTTGATATTAGTCCACGCACATTTCAAAGCTTCACTCATTGAATAACCGTTCTTGCGTACAAATGACCAAGCAAGACTCATAATCTCTTTTAATAGGTTTCTCTTTTCTGTTGCCATAGTTCTTATATTTTATTGATTCTTTAAATGCTGTTTAAATTTTACACTGCAAATATAATTGATATTTAAATTATAGTACAAGTTTTTATAGTCAATAAAAGTTAAATATAAAATTGTCGTTTAAATTATTTGCTCATTATTTAAATAGTAGATATTTTTGTGATATAAAATCAAATTTAAATGAGAATTAAAGAATTGTTGCGAGAAAAAGGAATTACCGCAAAAGAACTGGCTTCAAAAATCGGTATGACTGAAACTGGGTTAAGTATCGCCATGGGAGATAATGGAAACCCACCATTAAAGAGATTAGAACAAATCGCCGCTGCTTTAGGCGTGCCAGTAACAGAACTCTTTGAAAAACCTAAAGAGGGGGTTATACATTGCCCTCATTGTGGAAAGGAGATAAAATTGAATCCGAATGTATAATCATTAAAAACGAAAGACTATGATGGAATTTCTTTCTATTGTTATGCTGGTATTCGGCATCTTACAAATTATCCTATTCTTCAAAATATGGGGAATGACAAACGACATTAGTAGGATAAGGAGCGTTATTGAAAAAGAAATTCAGCAAAAAACAATAGCTAAACACAATAAAATTCCTAACGAAAATGCCATTAACCTTTTAAAAGGAACATGGGGAAAGGATGTTTCAGAAGATGAGAAAAATATGGCACAAAGTTTAGTCCCCAAATTGATGGATAATGAAGTAATACTTTTAATAAAAGGGAAGTTGGTTGTATATGACGCTAATAGCCTATCTGAACTAAATGATTATAAAGTTATATACTATAAATAACTTTTCAATCCCCATTCATATTTAAGAAAAATATTGTATCGCTTGTTTAGTGAATATTTTGATATACATTTGTATAGATATTTATAAAATGAGTTGCCTATGATGAAATTATCAGAAATAAGAAAGACTTATGAAGACTTAACAGGAAAGTTGAGTGATATAAATCGTCAACTATGTTTTACAGGATTTGGTATTATTTGGATATTCAATAAAACAAGTAACGAATTATCAGTACCACAAGAATTATACATTCCTGCTATTTGGCTAATTATTGCATTATTTATTGATGTCATTCAATATGTTTACTCATCTATTGCATGGGCAGTTTATTACACAAAGAAAAGGAGAAATAATGCAAATGATAATGAAGTAGATGTAGATGAAAATACCAAAATTAACTATCCTACATGGTGCTTATTTATTTTAAAAATAATAGCAATGTGTATCGGTTTTTTTAAAATAGGATGTTTCTTAGTATCTAAAATATAAAACTTATGGCAAAAACGATTTCAAAACCGACTACTCCTAAACCTACAACTCCTAAACCAGCTCCTAAATCTATCCCTTCGCATGTGAAAGGAGGAAAGATTTATGAAAACAAAAATACAGGTACTGGACCACGCACTCCTAAAAAGTAAATGTAAAAGCCGGATATTATCCGGCTTTATTTCTTCTTCTGCGTGAAGCCATGTCCTTACCCTTCACCTTTGTAACCTTGGTTCCGGTAACTGCATGGAGCTTGTCACGCTGCATTAATACTAAATTCCTGTATGGTATCTCATAGACCACTTCTCGGTATGACAGATGCAGATTTTCCATGAACGATGCAATCTGCCCCAAGAGAGTTTCATTGCCTACAACCTCGGTTTCGCTGCCAGTAGACTTACGTTCCTCGCCAAGCTGACAGCTTTGAGAAAAACCTTTGAGTCAATCATAGAGAGTGCTTCATCTAAAGCATTTACGTTTTCTTCGTATGTTCCTTTGGCTAATTCTTCACTCAAGTTTTCGTCACCAGCTATCAGCCAGGAAAGAGCCCTGCTGTAGGCCTCACTTTCTCCCAGGGAGAGAAGAACTTCTTTCAAATTGTCTGCTTCTTGTACACCTGACAAATGGGAGATTGCTCCGGCCAGTTTGTTGATAGTAGGAGGGTAGACCGTGTAGGCTTTCCCAGCGACAAACACCGTTCTGAAATCACTTCCGATAATGGATTCAGTTACTATTTTTGCTCCTTGATTCATTCTGATAAAAGATAAAAATTAAGGGGTGAAGCCATAAAGCCCACCCCTGTTATGGAATTCAATCTCTACCTATTGGATAGGCATTAAGCACCTGCTGTTACTTCAGATGAGTCAAACCAGTATTCCGGTGCAACTTCTGCATTTTGTGGTTCCAGTTCCACCGCACTTACAGGAATACCGACAGCCTTGTCTGTTGTGGCTTCACGTGCACCGATGTCAGCACGGGGAATCACACAATACTGGTCATCGTCAGTCAAAGCGACAAGTAACTTCTCAATGTTTACCTTACCTCTTGCACGCTTCCAACCCTTATCAGTGTTAATAATATCACCACCCATAAGGTCTTTCTTAGTAGGATAGTCGTATTCTCCAATAGTGAAGTTTACAGTAACATCACCCATTTCCTTATCACTTCGATAAGTCTGATTCGTGAGCTGGTTCTTGTAGTTTGTACGACTTGCTTCCGCTTCTTCAATAGTCCATGTATCCTGATGGATATTCTTGATTTCTTTCAATGTTTCACCCTGTAAAAGAGTATGTAAGGCTTGCCCTGTCAAATCTGCGGTAATTTCGCTTGTTTCGCCATACCAAAGCTTCTTGATATTTACAGCTGTGATTTTCTTTGATTCTGCCATATTATTTCACATTTAAAACTTCAAACAAAATTCTTACATTCACATAGTGACACTTTAAGGATGTGTCCTCCTCAGTTCCGATTGACTCGATAGAATAATGATAGGTGGTATCATCATAGCGTCCGGTTACGCCGTCAAACAGACTTTGCGCCTGCTTCTCCAGTTCATTCAGCCGGATGGTGTTGGCTTCACCTTCTTTTAAGTCAGGAACGCAAAGATTCACCTCAACGAAGGATTTCTTCCAGTACGTTCCCGGCTGCTGTTTCTTAGAGTGAATGACAATCCTTTCGGACTTCAATTCGCCTGTCAGCTTCTTGCCATGAGGGACAATATCAATGCCGAAAGTCCGGCAATCACGGTAGAGTATGTTTGCTATGTCGGTAGTTACTATCATTTTATTTCCTCCTTCAATCGTTTCTCAGCAAATAGGGCTGCACCAGTCAAGACTTCATAGCCTTTGGATTCAACAAAAGAAGCATACTCGGCTTCATTCCTTAACTCCAGTCCGTCATCTTGAACTGAATATTTGTTTGACTTACGGAGTGTTCCGGTCCGGTTCTGATAGTTGCCATTCTTTACAGCGTAATCGACAGCTTCCTTGCCGACTTTACCCTCAACAGCTTTTACCTCGGCATAGCCTTGTTCGAAAAAGCTATCCACGTCCGAAAAATCAAATTTTACAGCCATATCTCTGAGTAACCAAAATAGTTTGTATTCTTCACCATGTAAACCTTGCCAGTTCCACGGATATTATCGCCATCCATACATCTGACCTCATCACCAGCCTTCAGTGAGGTTTTCTTCTCACAGACTACGTGATAGTTCGGTCGGTACACCTTGCCATTCTCCGAAGTAAACTCCTTGGTTGAGTTATCGTCGCACCGGCACTTACATACGTCCTGCCAGCTTTCTCCACCGGTTCCGGGAATGGGCCGGCCGAACTCGTCTGTTTCCATCGGAGTAATAACCTTGACTTGTAATGTATGTGGAGCAAATATCATAGGAATCTGACTTTAGGTTTATCTGACAGCGTGTCTTCAAGACCGTACTTTTTGCACAAGAAAGAGTAGTATTCCTTCAAGCCTTTGGTGTCCCAGGACATAGAGAAACCGTTCTCGCTGATGGAAGTGGCACGGAGTAATAGAGAGGGGATGAACTTCGCCATAGCCACTGAAACAAGTCCGATGTTTGACGGGCCCATCTCATCCTCTCCGCTTACTTCTGAAGACAAACTTATCTCCAAAAGGTCAGCCTCCGACAAGTTGATGCCGAAGGTCTGAAACTTCTGTGATATGTAGTCGTTTACTGTCATGCGTTCATGGTTGACAAATCGAAATTCACAATCAGGTTCGGGTTCGTAATCTGCGGAATCCACTCTGCAGTGTATTCCAAATAACGACCGTTCTTGTCCTTGTAACCGGAAATAAGCATATCACCGTCTGCCTGGGTGTAGTTACGTCCCGGTACGCCGTCCACTGCTTCGTACGGAGTGTGGAAACGCATATAACCGACCTTATCCTGCGGAAGCAAGGTGATACGGTCGTCTGCGTAAATCTGCACGTTCTTCCCGGTCTGGTCTTTCACGTAATCTTCCTTGATTTCAATGGCCGGAAGCCCGATGCCAGTGAATACTTGGGAAGCCAGTTGAGATGTAATCAAACCAGTTGAAAGATACATCTCATTTCCTGTAAGCTGCATCTTGAACTTGTCACCAAACTCAGCCGACCCGATGATATTCTTCACGAAAGTTCCTCGTGACATAATCATCTTCTGGAAATTACCGTAGTCCGCTTTCAGTGCATTAATCTGCTGCTGCAAATAGGTGATGAAGTTCGTCTTCGCACCAGTATCAGGCTTGATGAACTTGAACGGCAATTCAATGTCGAGAAGGTCAACGCCTCCGGCATTGTCGTCCTTGTTCTTAACAGCTGCTTCTCCGGTCATCAGAAGTGAACCTACGATAATATCCATGCGCTTGTGAGCTGCCAAAAGTACCTGGCGGTAATCGTCATAGATGAAATTCACGATTTCCTGCATGGCTGCTACCTGGTCAGCAGGTTTAGCTGTGTTAAACTTGTCAATCAAGTCCTGAAGTTCGGACAGGCGGTCAATGGAAATCTGGTAAGCATCGCCAAGATAAGCGATTTCACCATATCCTGAACCGATATTCCGGCGTTCACGGATAGGCTTCTCGCCGTATCGTGAGTTAATAGAACCGGCCATCACTCCAGTAACCTGACCGATGTAGTCCTTGAATACACGGGTAGTCGTTCTACGGAAATCAAGATACTGCTGCCAGTAGATTGTATCCTTACGAGTCTGAAGGACGCGCTGGATAACGGCGTTTACGATATTGGGGTCATTAAACAGAGTATGAATAGTTAGCATCATGTTTTACCTCCTTTCTTTATTTGCTTGCAATTACACCTGCTGTTCTCAAAGATGCCAGAAGGGCATTCAATTTTGTATGTGCATCTTCCTGCCCAGTAGCATCATCCACTTTAACACCCTGCTTTACACCTCCGAGAGCAGAAGATGTTGCTGCAGACAAAGTGAATTTGTTGGCTTGGGATGCGATACCATCCAATTTAGCTTTGTCTTCTTTACTCATCAAGCCATCTTGACTGGAAGACGCTTTGGCAACTACAGCCTTTCCACTTTGAGTAACGTCAGGAGCGTTGAACTGGAAATGCGGCATGTTGGCCTTGTCAATGTCAGAGAAAGGCATAACCAATTTGGTAGGCTCAATCTCGAATGCTCGCATCAAAAGAGCAACTAATACAATTCCTTCTTCTACTTGTACTCTTCCGTACAAGGCTGAGTTAGCAATGACTTTCGGAGTTGTGCCGCTTACCGCTGTAGCTTCATAGAGTACAATACCAGCTTCCAATGTTTCGCCAAAGTCGGCAGACAGCGTCAACTTATCGAAATCTTTGTTTGATTTGTCAATACTGTTGATGGTAGCCCCATGAGAACCATTACCCAGATGCATACCCACATAAGCCAAAGAGTTTTTCTTGATTTTCAAAGTGGTATTGGAGCCGGTGGTAAACTTTTCATAGACTTCTACACGGATGGCCACCTGAGCGGTTTTCTTTACTAAGTCGGCGGCAATGGGAGTGAAGGATGGAAGAAATGAACCAGCAACAAGGTTGGTCGTATCCAGCTTGTAAGGCCCTCTGCGTCTTACTCCGGTAGAAACATCATAGCGTTCCTCGATGGACGGTTCAGGCTCAATGTTGTACTTAAATCCTGCTGACATAAATTACTTGTTTTGTTGTTCGACAATAGATTTTGTGTCCGCCTCAATCATTTTGGCGAACTCGCTTGCTTCCTTCTCCTGTTTTTGTTCGGCAGTTTCAGGAGCTTTGGAGAACTGAAAACCGTTGTTAGACATATCCTGCTTCATGTCCTTGAAATAAGTATCCAAGTCCGTATTCTCAGGAATGTTGCGGTCTTTCAGCATAAATTCGGGAATACCGTACTTCTTCGCCACTGCTGAAATCTGAGAATTGCGCTGCGCCTGCGCTTCATTTTCCTCCATTTTGGCCAGCTTGTCGGCAAACGGCTTGATACCGGCGGCGATACCATCGGCGATCATCTTTGCGATGTCTGTCTCCTGCGGCTTTGGAGGGTCGTTTGGTTTCGGTGGTTCTGGTTTCGGATTCTCGATAGGTTTACCGTCTTTCAGTCCATGCTTCTTCTCGTAGTTTGAAACAGCGGAAGTCTGCGCCTGTCCTGCACGGAAATCACCATAGTTTTGCATCACGTCCTGAAATGAGATACCCTCAACGATGGAGGTCACCTTCGTTTCGTCCGTTACACCCTCTGCCTTCTTTGTGGCGATACGGGTGAGTGTGGCAGTGTCCACCCCAGCGAATTTCTGTTGCAGTCCTGCCAAGATTTGTTCAAAGATTGTCATACCGTATGAGTTTGATTAATAATTTCATACGGTAAATTTACTTATAGAGAAAGGGAAGGGGAAATTTAAAGGCTAACGATACGAAACAATTAGGGAAATGTTCGTTTTTAGGTAAAAAGAAAGCGTGACTACCTAAATAATCACGCTAGATCATCATCCAATTATACTTTTAAAATTTCAATATAGCTGCTTCTATTTCTTTTTTGTCAGAATCTTTTACGTTCCTTAAAGCATTCAGAAAAGGTAATATTAAAGAGTCATCAACGATGAACCAGACTGGGTTTTTAAATAATTTAGGGTATCCGGGATCATCTCCATAACCATTCCATCTCATTGCCATTCTCCTATCCCCATTTTTCCCAAATACCTATCGTTATAGAAAAATCATCATTTTCAAATACAACATTCTCAACCTTAAAATTACTTGGATTAACATCTTTCGCTTTCATTGTATGTACTATGCTCCTTTATATTTAATTAATAATCACAACAAATTTATAGCTGCCAGTTCCTCTGTCAGCGCATTAATACCTTTCTGAATCTTCTCTAATTGTTGTTTGCGTGGTTTGTGTACTCCAGCCGCATAATGCCACAACTGGCGTTCATTAATTCCGGTTATCCGGCTCAAAGCAGCTTTGGTAAAGATACTGCTGTAATAGTTGATGAAGGTGGCAGCATCTATCTTGAACTTCAATGTGAACTCTCCCTGCAAAATTTCCACTGGAGCGATGTTCATCTCCTTGCATGACTCCAGGTAAAGTTCAACAGCTTCCTTCATGTTCTTCTCGATTTCCTTCACGTCGTTACCGACAGTAATCACCGGAGCACCTTCAATATAGGCACTAAGATTATTTCCAGCATGTTCTACAATCACTTCTACGATTTTCATACTGACCTCCTTTTTATCGTTAAACAAAAGAGGCGGGGGCTATTTTAGCCCCGCTTGCCTCAGAATGTTGTAATAAGTGCCTTTCTCAACGCCTTTCTTGCCGTGGTCTGGGACAATCACTACATGGCTACCATCAGTGTAAACCATGTGACTGCCTTTCTGCCTCACGAACCAAAAGCCATTTTCAGTAAGCAGCGTTACAACGTCTTTAACTGATTTGTAGCTCATAGCGTTTAAGACTTAATTACGATGCAAATATAGTAAAATAACGAATAATTACAAAGAAGTATTCATGTTTTTACTATGATAAAGAAAATAGCGATACCTCGAAAGATACCGCTACTCAATTGGTAAATATTTTAGATTTATATCATTCTGTTTTGTATTATCCCCGTAAATATTCTGACTGAATTATTCTATTCTTCAGATTTGCTACCAGCACTTTTGAGAGAGGAAAGCTGTTTCTGTTTCTCAATGTCGTTCTTCTGCTTCTCAGCCTGCTCTTCCTTGATGGCTTCAATCTCATCCAGAACTGCATCCACGTTCCCCACGAAGGTGATGGCCCGCTGTTGCGACCAGATTTCACCGTCCTTGGCCTTGATAGCTGTGTCTATCTTGTCTTTGATGTCCTCCAGCTTATACGGCTGCATCTGCACATCCACGTCAATAGTCTCGGAGGCTTCTTCTAGGGTGGAATTCACGGAACCCAAAGCTGATATGAGGAAATTTACCCGTCGTTGCATGAACTCGCCGACGGTTTCATTCAGATTCTCCACATTCAGGTGGGTGGACATGAACACATAGTCGAAAGTCACACCGGAAACGGCGTTACCTGTACCTTTCAGGGAGTCAAAGGAGATTCTAGGTGTATTGGTCAGTCCGTATATTTGACTTAACAGCGTCTCCACCTCAAATTTTACCGTATCGGGCACTTGAGACCAGGTAAGATACTGGGCATTTGCTCCCTGGCCGGTCAGCTCGACAACACGGTTCTTGAACTCACCTGAGAAATTCTCCACGTTACCAAAAAGCATGAGGATAGGGAAGAAGTGGTAGTCGATACAGTCTGCATAGTTTGAGAGAAGCTTCTCCAGTCTTACACGGAGACTCTTTATCTTCTCACAGTACGCTTCCGGACGGTACATATAAATCACCGGCATCTTCTTGAATCCATGAGCAAATGAGCCTTTGTCAGTCCAGTTGCTTGTCAGTTCCCACTGGTAAACCATATCCTTGGTAATGGTCATGAAACAGGTAATCTCTACATCGTTCAGGTCTTTTTTCTTATATTCACGGGATAGGGCTACTAAATCCCCCTGGTCATTGAAGAAAGGGTAGAGTTTGTCGCCACGGAACGGAGACCAGATGGCACTCTTCAGACGGTATTCAGGTTTTGATTTGCCGAAGATTCCTGAAATCTTTCGTTTGAGCTTTGCCCAGAAGCCGTCATCCTTCACCACATACCAGTATTCGGCCACTTCCTGCTCGGCCAGCCATGCCCGGACTACTTTCTTGTTCTGGTATTTCAACTTGTTTTTCTTGAACACCTGCTTCAATGTGGAAAGAAGGCTTTCTTCCGACTGGTCCGGCTGGCAATCAAGGACCGGTTCTGTTCCCACGGTGAAGGCAGTCTGAATGTTCACGATGTCCTGCTCGATAGGAAGAGCAATCCTGTTCGGGTCAACTTCTTTCCTTACCGCCGGCTCAACATATTCTTTCCCGGTTGTAGGGTCTGTAATCCGTTTCTCAGGCTGGGTCGTAATTTTGATTTTCGGGTATTTCTCTTCATCTATCACTATCTCGTGCTTGTTCGGATTCCAGTCGTTGTAAAGAGCGTGAGCGTTTGGTTGCTCGGTCTTTCGTCCTTTTTTCAGATAGTAGATTTTTCTCTCTACTTCCGGCATAGCTAAAATTTCTTCTATAGTCATATCTCAAAGTTTAATGTCCAAATATTCCTGAAACGTCTTTGGGTTTCATAATTCTACCGAGAAGTTCTCCCAGCACATAGTAGCGTGCAGCATCTATGCCATGATTATCATGGTCTTCAGGTTCGTTGATGTAGTTTCCATCCTTATCTTTTGCCCAGACATAATTTCTGAACTCCCTTTGCAGGTTATAAGAACGCTTGGTAATGAATATTTCCATTCCCTGCATCTTGTCAATACCGGCATTGACAGAACCTTGCCCTTTCTCTACCGCGTATATTTTAATCCCTCCGTTATGAATCTCCTGGATGAGTCGCGGGTCCGCACTGTCGGCAATCACTCTCAAATTCCACGGGCGTAGCGTCTTTATAATATCCCCAGAAAGTAATCCAGTTCTATAATCCACTTCATCCAGATAAAGCGCATTGTCAATGATTCCACACCGGATAGAAGCCGATGGGTCATTGGTATAACCAAAGTCCTGTCCAATAGCCACTTTCTTGCACCACATGGGGAACTCGTCCACAATACCCCATTTCTTGAACACGGCACCTTCGGCCACGTCCGCCCATCGACCGATAACCACATGAGCGTACTTCTCCGGATTCTTCTCTTTCATTTCCTTGACTTCTCTCAGGAACTCAGGAGAAAGGTTCTCTATATTGTCGAAGTAAGTCGTATGGATATGAAGTACATTCGGATGGGTGGAAATTTGCACCTGAACGCCGTCAATCTCCACCAGCCGGTGAGTATTCTCTATGTATTTCTTGTAGATGAAGTGGTTCGAATCACATGGATTCATGATAATGATAATCCGGTTCTGAATTCCCTTCTTACGGATGGAGAGCATAATCTTGTCAAACTCTTCCTCACTGGTCCATTCCTCTGCTTCATCACAGACAAAGGTGGTGATACCCTGAATAGATTTTAGTTTAGCGGTCTGATTCCCGGAAGAAGTCTTGATACCACGAAACATGATACGACTGCCGGTCATCCGGTTTACAATATCGGTTTTGGTGGTCTTGAAATACTTCGTTGTTCCATCCAAATCTATCTTTTCCATCATCTCTGGAATGATAGACATCCCGGCAGATACCATCGTATAACGGGTGTATAGAATCTGGTGGACTATCTTCTCTGTGGGAGTCATTTCGAATGTCAGACGCTCAATGAAGGTAGAAGCGTTGAAAGACTTCCCCGAGCCACGGCCACCGGTGATAAGGATGATAAACTTCTCGCTATCGGTATATAACGGATGATATATTGCTTGGGGTACAATCATTTCAGTTTGTCTTTAATCCATGAGTCAATAGAAATTCCGTGGTCAATATCCTTTGGAATATCTGCATCTTCGTCCTGACGGCGTTCAACATTCCTCCATTCATCATCGTGATGATACAGCCAGACAGACATTGCCTGAAGGTTGGGAGCCAGCTCGCTTTCACTTACCTGAAGCTCTTCTTCGCCGGTCAGGTTTCCGTCCTGGTCTTTCAGCTTTCTTACTACAGTACTCTTGGTCTTGATACCGCCCAAAGCTACAGCAAGGAACTTGGCACGTACAGCGGCGGTGATTGTCGCACGCCCGCGCGCTAATACTTCGCATAATTCAGAGTGCTCATTCTTCTTCTCACAGAACGTTTGGGGAGCCAGGCCTAACGCAAAAGCAATTTCTCTGTCCGTGAATCCCTTTTTGGCATACGTCTCCACCTGAGAGAGGAATTCCTCACTCTTGTAATCGAATTTGGGCTTTCGTCCTGTATGTTTGCTTTTTTGAGATTCACTTTTCATAATCAATCATCCGTTATTGTTACCCATATAAATGCGGCGAGAAACAGGCTTATCACCATAAATATCAATTCCTCTCTTTGAGAAATAGCTGTCTATCCTTGCCGCATATCTTTCCATTATTGACTTCGTTCTGTCTCTTATACTTCTTTGTCTGTCTGTACCAAGCCCGTATTGCCTTCCGGCGTTGTACATTATTCGTCTTGACTGTTGATACAACTGACTATATGTTTTTCTTCTAACTCGGCTTTCCTCCTAAAATTTCATGTTGTCATTCAATTCTTTCTATCTGTTCATCGAATACCTCACCCTTGATAAACTTGGAGTAGGGGTCGTAACCGAACCTTTCACAGAAAGCTGCCTTAGCTTCGAACGTGTCAAAGGAAAGCATCAGATAAGCATCCATATCCTGTGCCTGTTTCTGGGCTGCATTCTTCACCTGCTGCTTTACTTCTTTCATGTGAGCTACCTTTTCAGCTCTTTCCATCTGCTTTGCGGCTTTCTCAGCTTCTTTCTGCTCTGTGACAGGTGCCATCATATCCTCTAGGGCATCGGCAATAGAGCTTTCTTCTTCTGTCTGGAGAAGGAAATCACAGCCAATCATATTCAAATCAGCGGCCGTTAAACCGGCATCCTGGTAATCTATATCCGGAACCAACCGGGCCAAAGCGTCATAGTCCCATGAACCTTGCGCGTTAGGATTATTCATCAGGATGTTCAATTCCTTCTCCTGCTTTTCGTCTACATCAATGACATCAACGCGAATTCGGTAGTCGTTTTCCGGGAACTTCTGTAGTTCATCCATCACGCTCAGACGCTGGTGGCCGGAAACAACGGTTAATCCGGTCTGCTTGTTGACTACAATACCACCGACCAAACCGAACTTCTTGATGCCCCGCTTCAATGTCTTACGGGATTCCTCAGACAGTTTCCTGGGGTTATAATCAGCGAAGTGAATGGCGGAACGATTAAGTTCCACCGATTCACTCTTAATGTATTTGCTTAGTTCCATATTAGCCATTACTTAAACCTACTCCTGCAGCCTTGTGCATGTTTTCTGCAGCCCTTGAAATTCTACGAAATTGAGAATCTGTCGTTGCTCTGCTTCTTAATGCCTGAGAACGATTAAGAATAGCAACCTGTTGTCGATTATATCCATAACCAGACATTATGTTTTGAGCTGTATAGGGATTGCCTAAATAACTCATAGTCCTATTTGATATTCTGCTTCTGACTCTGCATTCCTCCTATTAATTTTGTTTGTTATTATGCTCCCAAAGGATTCTTTCAGCCATCGGAAACACTTTGTAAATTCTCTGTAAATCCTGTGGGTAATTTTTCTCCAGCCATAGCATACAATCCAAGTTAAAACCTACACCCGAACTGGCTTTGAGTGAATATCTAACTGGTTCAGGTAGCCCGTTCTGTCTCATGTAGGATAGAATATCTTTCTGCTTCCAGTCGGCCAAAGGATAACACAAGCCATTGTTCTCATACCCGTTAGCTTCATAACCTTTCAGCATTAAACGCCGATTCATACCGTCCGCTTTCTTCATGCCTAAGAAAGTATAATACAGCCCGTATTTAAGCTGCATAGCTTTCACTACATCGGCAAGTTTAAGTAGTTTAATCTTTGGATTTGCCACACAATACATACCACCACGAAGAATGTAAGTAAGATTCCAGTGTGGCACCTGTACAAACTCGATTTTGGGATATTTAGCTTTTACCCAACCTATCCACCTTTCAATATGCTCTAAACCTTTGACAAAATACATGAACACACAGACTATTCTGTCGAACCTTGGATATATCATGTCAAGTAAAACCAAAGAATCTTTACCCAAGGACAAAAACAGCAAAGCCCCGTCAGTCTTCTGTCTGACGAGGTCAATATGGCTGTATGTCCTTTCTTGCAGTGTCATTATCCGCCACTCATGCCAAGTCCTGTGCGGACGTTATAATACTGCTGTCTTCGGGTGATAAATCTGCCACCCTGAGAGAGACCACCATTCTCTGTAGTCAAACCTCTACGGCCACCACGGTAGCCACCAGTTGAAAATGTGCTTCTGTTTGTTCTGACTCAACGAAAATTTAAAGGGTTAAACATGCTTTTCAATAATTCTGCCAAGGCCATAAACGACCTGTGCTGCCAGATATATCTCACCCTGATAGGTGTATTCAATCAGATTGTGATTTTCATCTTCAAACAGCTCTATCTTTGCATCCTTGACTTCTACCAGTGCGCTGGCTCTGTCTTTATTGTAGCCTACAAAGAACTGGATAGCATCGTAATGCTTAGGCTGTAACACACCGTCTTTCTCGACACAATAGCCATCAGCGTCAAGCTGGCAGTATTTCTTCTGGGTTGTAGGTCTGATTTCTCTGAATTCTTGTGTTTTCTTGCCTGACAAGATTTCGTCAAAGAACTTCTGTTTGATGATAAGCGTAAGTATTTCCATAATCGTGTAAAGTTTAAATGTTAGTTGCGGGTGATGGATTCGAACCACCGGCCTTCACCAAGTCAAAGTGACGAGCTGACCACTGCTCTAACCCGCGATGGTATCTATACAAAGATACCCAATTATGAAGACAATTTTGAATAACAATTCAACGCATACGAAACAATTTGCTAATTGTTTGGTAATAAATCAGGGCCGTGTTTATTGATGATGCTTTCAACAATTTCTTTTGCACATTCTATACCGGATTTATACCCTCTGGCATAGTCTGTTCTTGTAGACAAGTAGCTTGTATCATTACCCAGCCACCCGATTATTTCTTGCAGGATTTCTTTCTCTTTCATACCCCATAACTATATTTTACCACTCCATCTTCAATCCATACAGACGATGCGTTATGTCTTTTCATAACATTATCTCTATAGACTTCATTCTCTGTAGATGCCTTTGAAAGCTCTCTTTTAACCTTCTTCAGTTCTGCTTCTAATCGCATGATTTTCTCTGTATCAGATTCGGTATTACATCCTCTAAATTGTGATACATTCATTTCTCTACATACTTCTAAATGGCATACAAAATCCTCTGTTATGGATTTAGCAATATCTTCATTCACTAAAATTCCATGCTCTTCTAAAATCTCTCGCATTACGTCAATATCTACATTTCTCATAGCTATCTTAAATTATCCGTTTACAACCTCTGGTATCTTATAATAGTCACTCTTTGACGCTCTGCCTTCGGTCAACCAGCCTATACCTACCCAGCATTTTATTTCACCGTCATGAATCACTCTATAACCTGCATCAACTACCACTTTGGGCGGATTTACGCTCATTTTTATGCTTCTTACATCTGATGCTTTAACCGTTAACTTTTCTCTTTTCATAACCATCTCAAATTAGAATAATACACACCGTTCAATTTCGTATAATCACCATACAGCTTTACTTTGCCTTTATACATCATGGCGAACTTAGAACTGCCAGCGGCAGCCATCATCATGGATTCTGTTACCTTTGATTCATAACCATATTTCATTACAAGTGGATAAACTTGCCCTCTGAAGAAGATTTCGCTGTCTGTCATATCATTTACCGACTGAATAGGCAAAACGCCGTTATGGGCAAAATAAACGCCATTCTCGACAAACGGGTGGCAGTTCCTTCTACACTTAGAACCATGTGTTGCCCACCTCATGTGAATGATGCATTCTTCTTCAATTTCAACCTTTGAAAGATGAGTTAAAAACTTCTGATAGTCCATCGTCTTATATCTATGCTTTGAAGAAACGAAGCCATAACCATGATGATTGATTCTCTGAACTTTATTTAAGGTGTCCAGAGTTGGCATCTGAACACCTTTTGGCTTATAGATAATACAGCACATATTCATTGATTTTAATCGTGCGAGGCTCATGCAAGAACCTCAGCACGTGATTTAAAGAATGACTTTTCTCTCGTTGTCAAGAAAGGTATCTCGTCAATTGAATTAACCTCTGAACTCAGTACGTTCTTTTTAGACCATGCTACCAGTTTAGCGCAGAAGTTCACCCAGTTAGAAATCTTTTCGAAATCAGTAGAACCTTGATGTTGTCTAAATTCTATTGTCCGATGTCGAGCGTAAGAACAAGCATTCACTTTATAGTATCTATTACCATTCATGACGCTAAAAACATCATGCTTTGTCATACATACGTCAAAGTTCTTGCCTTGAAGGGTTCTACACCACTGGCTGTTGTTGGCTCGCCTTGAATTTGCCATAAATGTATCAATAACTCTTTCTAATTTCTGATAGTTCTTGAATACATTTATATAAGCCTCGTTTGAAAGATTTGCAGCACCTATATGAACATGTAAGCCAGTAGATATATTCACTTGTGCACCTGCCTCATTTAAGGCTTTACAGCAGTTCTCGAGGCTTTTCATACCTGCCTTACCAGTAAGAACCGGTGAAACACATTCGATAGGGTTTTCACCTCTGATAGAAGAATCAGATACAAACTTGTAGTAGTGGTTGTTGTCAACGTGATTATAACCCTCATACTGAAAAGGCATTTCGTTTCTTGTTGCACTTTCTCTCATAAGGCTTGCAGCTACCAGGCATTCAATCTCTACGCCAAAGGTAAACTTATGAACCTCTCTGACTGGTTTAGGCAGTTCTGAAAGCAGAAGTTCAATTTCGTACTTTCTCAACCCTAACTTAATAAAAGCCTCTTTCTTTGCAGCCTTAGAACTTTTCATGTTCTTAATCTCTTCTACTTGTTCTTTTAAAGTCTTCATAATCGTGTGCGTTTAAATTGTTATTACTTCTTGTTTGATGGTGTAAAGTAAAAGTAAATGCTTTAATAAAACAAACATAAATAAAAGAATATACTTATATTTTACAAAGATTAACAAAGTAAATACTTATACATAAATAAAAGCATTTACTTTTGTGTCAAAATTGATTTTTATGATAAATAGAACAAGAGAAATTATAGAGCAGCTAAACCTTAAAAAGGTAGATATTGCAGAAAAGTTAGGTATTACCCCTGTAGGGCTCAATCAATTACTTAATACAGAGAAGCCCAAACTTGAAACGTTAGAAAAATTGTCAAAAGCTATTGGTGTACCTGTATGGAAATTAATTCTTACTGATGATGAAATCAGAGAGGTTAATATATTAGAAGAAAAAGATTTAACCGAGGTAAACGGCTACATAAAAGTGAAAGGAACTATTTATGAAGTTCACTCTTTTGAGGATTTAAGGAAGTTATTAGAAATGGATGTTTAATCAATAAAACCAAAGTAAAATGAAGAAAATGTTATTTATACGACCTATACTAGTGGCTTTGTTTTTTGTAGGGTGCAGTAGCGATGGTGATGGAGAACCCGGAGGGAATAATGGAAATAAAGTTCTGTCTGAAATTGTAATAAACGAACACGAAAAGAAATTTGGCGAGATAAATGAATATGGAGAACTATACGAACAGTATATCTATAATCCAGACGGAACATTGCAAGAAAAAACCACCAATTACTATAATGCTTTATTGGATGATAGGATTGATTACAATTACAAATATGAATACGACGACAAAAAGCGTGTAGTGGAAATGAACGAATATACGTTTACTTTGTTTGAAAAAAAACGTAAATATGAATATAACAACATTGATTCCGTGTCACGCATGCTGGTATATGATGACGATGGAGACCTGAATGAAGAATGGACATACGGATATGATAGTCAAAAAAGATTGATAAAAACAGTAGAAAAAGACATTTGGGTTAGTAACAATTTTGGTTATATAAGCGAATATAGATACGAAGGGAATAACGTTTATATAGAAAAGACAATGCTTAATGACGGTTCTTTGTTCGGGAACTTTATCTTTGAGTACGACACACATGGAAATCTACTACAAGAAACATATATCAACGGAGATACAGGGAGAGAATCAATAGAGCAAAAATATGAATACCAGTATGACTCTTCAGGTCGTATTCAAAGAAAATCTAAAAAGGAATCATATTCAGATTCTTGGACATATTATGACTATATTTATAATGAAGATGGTACTATAAATAAAATATGTGTTTCATATAGTTACAAGGATAATGAATCCGAACTAAGATATAATTACATCTATAAATAACTATTCCAGCCCCGTTCTTTATATGGTTCGGAGTTAATTTAAATAATAATTAAGGGAACGTATGTGATATAAATCCGTTTGAGAATAGAGAGTTTTATTAAATATAATTAAAATCTATTTTAAAATAAACAAACTTATGGCCACTATATTCAGAAAGACATCTCCACTAAAATATACTTTAGAAATTCCATGTAAAATTCGAATTAATTCTAAAGATGGAAAAACTTTTCAGAAAATTATCGAGGATTTATACAAAGAACTAACTAAAGTTTCCCACCCTTGTTTATAGGGCATTTTTGAGTCCTTAATGTTCCATCA